GGAAGTCCAGATCGGCAACGCAATCGATGCGCTCATATGGAATGCCGTCGAGAAGCTCGCGCACCAAGGTCACTGTGCGGCGCAACTGCCCGAAATCCATCCGTTGCGAGACCCGCCCCCACGCAACGCCGCGACCGAACCATGCTTCCTTGACGCCAACGCACCAGAGGACGCGTTCAGTGCGCTTGCAGACGCCGCTCATCGCCCATTCGTCTTCACGGCCATCCATGAGCGCACGTGTCTCTTCGCCGCAAGGAAGCGGGATCGCGGAGTCTATGGCGTGTATATGCCAATATCTGAATGTCTCCACACGGATCATCTGCTGGCCTCTATATCTATTTGCGGATACAGGGCCACTACGTTTGCCGGAAGCGGGATAGCGCCGTCAACGAAGTACATGACCGGCGCTTCGAGATTATGGCCTGGCGGGAAGTTGAACGGTCCCTTCTGGCCTGTGAACAGCGGCACAGGCTCCCCGATAGGATCGGTCACGTCGCGGAACACCAACTGGTCCAGCGCGCCCTCTCTGCCGAATTGCCCGACGCCGGTATCCCATAGCCTGATGACCAGATCGCGTATCTTCTTGACCTTGCCCTCGCTACGGCCTTCCGGCATGTCGGCTTCTATGCCTGTCGTCTTGAGCATGGCGTCATACGGCAAGCCGACGACGACACGCTTGTCGTCGACACTGAACGGAAGCTCGATCTCGCCATCCGCCACGGTCTGCAGTCCGCCAAGGGGCGAACCGTCGACAAGAACCGCGACCTGCTCGCCTTCGAGGTGCCAGTAACCTCCCAGCGCCTTTCCCGTGACGCTTGCTGCGATGCCGCTGTCGACGAAGAAGGCGTCATCAAGCGTCAGACCGACGCGCCATGTCGTCGTCATCTTCTCGATATAACGCCGCGTCGTCGCGCCAATGGTACGCTTCACGGCCAGCCAGACTTGATCCTCGTCAGCGTCCTCGTCCGGCAAGACCTCGATATCCTCGATCTCGACATCGGTGCCCCCGAGAGAGTGCTGATGCCAGGATAAGACGCCTTGGTCCCGCTCGTAGGTAAAGCCGAACAGATCACCCTTCTTGTCGATCAGCCAAGCGATGTTGTTCGGGCTTTCGGCGAACACGATGCGTGAAAAACCGTTCACGCCAAGGTGCGGCGCGAAGACGCTCAGATCAGGCGATTTGAAGCCTTCCGTGTCGGCAGAGAACACAAGCTCGTTCAACTTGCGCCCCGCCCTGTCGATGCGAAGCACCTGACTGTCGACGAGCACGGGGTCGACGAACGCGCTGCCTCGCGTCGTGATCGGTTCGGCGCGCAAGTTCGTTGCCGTCACCGCGCCATTCTCCGCCGCCGTCAGCGCCCAGTCACCGTTGATCGTGCCAATAATGAGGGACGTCTGCGTCGGCATGAGCCAGCGCGGCGTGCCGACCTTGCGTGAATTCAGGACTGCGAGGATCGCGCTTGTGTCGAGGACGTCTCCCGCGCCGTTCGTCGGCGCGTAGGTGTCGTATGCGCCCGTTACGCTCATGGCGACCGCGTTCGGGAAACTCTCCGGCCCGCCGAGACACAAGCGATCCTCGAAGAACGCACCAACGGCAGGCCAGCCTGTCGTGTCGCTGTAAAGCCCGAGACGCCATTCGCGGATCGGAGAGACGTCAGGGAGCGGATCGCCCTGGAGCCTCGCCTTGACTTGCGTCGTGCTATCTACCTGCTCGATAACAGCCCACCGCCAGAACGTATCGCTGCCACGAAGACGTATGTGGCGGCCTACGTCGGTCGACACGAAGCCGTCGCCATTATTGACGACGCTCGCATCGCTCAGTGTGAGCGTGAGCAAGGAGTCAGCGCTGTCCAGCGCAGGCATGAACGCCAGGCGGGCGATGCGCGGCTTGATCTCTCCGCTCGCGCCAAGCGCCTCGACGACGATACGGTAATACTGGTAGTTTGGTGCGCCGGAGAACTCCAGATACTCCGACCGCCCATTCTGCCAAGCCTGGTAGCCCTTGAAGGTCTGTATCGTCTCGAAGCCGGACGTGCTGCTCGTGTTGGAACCCTGTATCGAGAACGACTTCGGCGCGTAGTCCTCTGGCAGCGTCGTGCCGTCCTTCTCGACTTCGGGATAGAAGATCGTCAGACCGAGAACTTTGGTCTGCGCCGTCAAGTCGATGCCGAGCGTGCCCTCCTGAAAATCATTGCTTTCCCAGAAGCTCGACAGGTTGTTATCGAAAGCATTGCCATCGTCGTTGCCAGTGGACTGGCTCGACGAAAAGGCGTTACTTCCCGACGTCGCCACGTCGCCACGCTTGTTCGGCGTCAGCGTCGCGCCTGACACGCTCTCGCGAAAATAAGGGCCGTCCTTACGTACCCGGTCAGCTAGTTCCCAATTCAACAGACCTTTACGCGTCAGCGTCTTGTCCCGCTTGCCCCGTGAGAACAGATACACCACGTCCTGCGACTGCACGAACCGCAAGTTCGCCAGATCGGCTTCCGTGTAGTCGCTGTCAATGTGGAACACCTTTGTCAACGTCGCACCGGACTGAAACGTCACGCCGCTTGCATCAACGCCGGACAAGCTGATCTGGTTGCCGTTCACAGCGTCGACAATCGCGTATTGCGTGTCGATGAAGTGGCCAAAGCCCGAGATGAACACCTGATCCCCGGCGGCAAGGCTCTCATCCGCGTCGAAGCTGACCTCCACGACAAACGGATCATCCGTCACTATGGAAGTGACGCTTATCTCATCGTCAAGCAAAACGCCGCTGCCTGAATGGATGCGCACGCGACCGGGCGCGAACTCCAGCATCAGCGATTGATCCGCTGCGAAGTTGAACGGCACAAGCCTGATCTTCTTCGTCTCATCGTAGTAAGGCGCATGAAACTCAGTGCCGGAGCGCCGACTGGCGACGCCTTCGGTGAGCGGAATGAAGTTATCGCTCTCGACCAGCGATGCGTGATACCGCTCGTGATCGGTGCGGCCAAGTGTGGAAGGCCCCCATACGCCGCCGTTGAACGAGAACCGTGGAGGTGAGAGCTTAGTCACGATCTGTCCCCCAATCCAACGGAGCGCCGTGGCGAGCCGCTTCTACCCATCCGCCTTCGGGGATATCGACAGGGCCGCGCTGGAACGCGTTCGACGCCGCAGCCTCTCGCACCGCGACGCGGTATTGCTCCCGCGCCTCTTGCGCCTGCTCGGCGCTGCCGCTCACAGTCTGCGTCAACCGCAGCGCGAGAGCCGCACCGACGACCGGGTTGAACAGAGGGTCAAACTCACTCTCATCGACGCGCTTGATACAAGTGACAGTCAGCGGCGCGGCTTCGTCCGAGTACAGATACGGACGCTGCACGATCCAGTCCGACAGCTGCGGCCTGAGAATGCGAAGAATGTCCGGCGGCAGAAAAAACGCGTTCTTGCGCGCGGGATGAGACGCGCTCGGGTCTGCTGGAAGCGACGGGTGCTGGATCGCGAAGGACCACCGGCGCTTTGCCAGTTCTTCCTGCACAACCTGCTCGTAGTTCCGCGCTACGAGCCTCTCATTGGTGTTCGATGGGTTGGAGATGGACGAGATAGGGGACTCGCCAAGGAAGTCCATCGCGATATTGGCAATCGCCACATCGGTCAGCGGCATTGGCAAGCCCCCTCATCTCTTAGTAGCTCATGTAGGTGATGTAGCCTTCGATGACTTCACCCTCTGCAAGAGCGGCAGTGTTCAGAGTCGCAAAGACGGTGATGCCCTGGCGAGACTCGGCGACCCACGTCTTCGGCTGATCGAGTTCAGAACCGGGAACCGCGTTAAGACCACCCGAGATATCGACGCCCTTGTCGAACGCATCGGCAGCCTCAACCGTGGTGCTGCCGTCCGGCGTCTCGAAGGCCCGGTAACCCAGGTCCATCGTGATCGTGCCCGCAGCCACATCGTCAACATGGAGAAAACTCTCGTTGAACAGGATGCGGACGCGGCCACGCAGAAGCGTCGCCAGTTCAACCGTGTCGCCGTCAGCCATGCCAGCAGGGGCTGTGAACTTGAAGTACTCAGTCCGCTGCTTGCCATGCTGATCCGTCTCCCGATTGAACTCCACCGGAGTGTTCTTCGACTTCTGAAGCTGATCGCTGTAGAATTTAGCCATGGTTCACTCCTTACGGTTCGAGGCAATCAACCCGCAGCACCTTTTCCTCGCGAATGCGCACTGCGTTCGCAGTGAAGTTCGCGTGGATTTGCGGCAGGTTACGTTTATCGGGACGTGGGCTGATGACAATCGAAGGACCAGCTTCCCAGTTGCCCCAGTGCATACCAGAACGCACCCACACAGGTAGCTCGCGGATCGTGTCGCCACTATCGTCACGAGTGCCCCAGCCTTCCCACGGCACAAACGTGATGCCCAGGAAGCGAGAAACCTCGCCATTGACGAGAGCCTTCGTCGCGGCGAAGTCGCTGGACTGGATTTCCTTGATGCCAAGCAGATCGTCGATCTGTTCAGCCGTCACACCCATGAAAATTTCTTCGTCCATGGGGCCATCGGCCTTGGTGTTCTGCTTGATCTTCTTCCGCGCAGCCCGGAGCTTGTCGATGTTGAGACCTGTGGCAACCGCCGGGGTCGCCGACGAGCCGACAGTCACGTCAATGACGTTGTTGGTGTCGAACTGCACCGACGTTGCGCCGTTCTTGCCAGAGAAGCCGTTGGAGAAGAACGCATCGCGGATCAACTCATCCTTCTTGCGGCCAAAGCCAAGCGAGACAGCTTGGACATAGGGCGAAGTCGGATCGTAGAGCATACGCAACTGGTCGATACGGTCGATCATCACACCGGCGTCGAAATCCTTCGGATAAATCCAACGCTGTGTGTGACTCAGTTCAGACAATTCGGTATCGGAGTACCGGGTCGTCATTTCCGTGAAATCGACAGTGCCGACGAAGTTCACCACCTGCGCCTGCTCACCTGTGTAAGAGCCGACAGTGACAAACCGCTCCAGCCCCTTCGGAAGAAGCTGAATATCAGCTTCCACATTCGACGTGAACATGTCGATGTGGTGCTGAGAGATCGGGAACTGATTGAGAGTGCTCATGTGTTACCCCTCAAGGTTGATGTTGAACGTCCTGCTCCGTCCAATATCGAGGGGTATTCTGCGACCAGGCCCTCAGTAAACTGCCGCCATAGCGGCGTCCTGGAGAGTTGCGGCGCTCACATATGAGCGGTATTCGCGAGTTTGGCAGACGAAGCCGATTTCACGAATACCACAAGTGTCCCTTGCGTGGCAACACTTAAATGTCAAGAAGAACCG